TTGGATTTGTCACTCCAGATATCCACAGCACGAGACTTAATGAACCATTCATTCTTAAAGATCTCTGCCTTCAAATGAGTTCCTTTAGCCTCCCAATCTGCCCATGTTGAATCATGGGCTAGATCAGGAAAGGTATCAAACAGAAGGGATTTGTAGTTCTTCCACAGATTCTCCATCATTATCTCCAAAGTTTACATCAGCATCTACCTTGTCATATAGATCAAGGAAGGCCTGTTTGGTTTCATCATCGAAACGATTCACACAAACTTCAATAGCCTTCTCTTTGTTCTTCCAAATAGCATATGCCTTTACGATATGGACAAGACGGCGTGTACTAATAACTTCTTCTACACCACCATCATAGAATGTCTTTCTTATTATATCACCCCAGTCAACTAATTTCTTACAGAAACCTGTATCTTCACACAAAAGATTTAATATCTTCTCTTCTGTTTTTGGATTTGGATAGGACTGTTCAAAGGTTACAGGGAATCTCTCTAGGAAGGCTTCGTTGAGCACGTTAGTTCCAATAAATCGCCCGTCTTCGGATCCTTTACCCTTAGTGTTAGCAGTTGCAATGACGTTGAATCCTTTTGTTGGTCTAACGAATCTTCCGATTTTTTTGAGGAATACACCATTTCCTTCAAGTATCGACTGGAGACAGAGAATTTTATTACTGGCAAGGTCGATCTCGTCAAGGAGCAAGACAGCTCCTCGTTGGAGGGCTTCGATGACTGGGCCGTTATGCCAGACTGTGGAGCCATCAACAAGACGGAAACCGCCAATAAGATCATCTTCATCTGTTTCAATAGTAATGTTTACACGAACAACCTCACGTTTTAATTGAGCGCAAGCTTGTTCCACTCCAAAAGTTTTTCCATTGCCAGAAAGACCTGTAATGAAAGTAGGGTAAAACAACTTAGAAGAAATAATCTTTTTAACATCGTTGAAATTACCAAACTTTACAAAATTAGGATCAATATCAGGAACAAGATTTTGTTCTTCTTTAGGTAAGGCGGCAGGCGCTTTGTAAGTCTTTTCAAGTTTCTCTGCAATGGTTAAGTTCCACTTACCAACACCAGTCTTGAAGTTCTTAAGATACTTAGTTACAGTCTGATATCCTACATCATTCTGGGCGCACCAGGCTTTAACATGTGCAGATGTAATCTTATCTCCATATAGATCTCTAAGAGAATTGAGGAGGGATTCAGGATTCACTTTAGCTTCAAAAGGCATTGTAGTATTCGTTTGTATGTATACATTATAATATAAAAAAAGCCCCCTGTAAGGAGGCTTTGTGACACTTATTAAAGTGTCTATGCAATGTATGACATAAACTCACCTAGTACTTTCTTATTCATCTTCTTACCCCTAAGAGACTTGGTGAAGGCAGATTTAATCTGTGCTTTGGTAGCATCCTCTTTAACTTCAAACTCAGTATCGTTATTAAGATTACTTGATGACAATCCAAAGTAAGCATGATAACCAACATCAGTCAAACATAAAGATTTGTTTTTCTTCCAACCAGATTGAATGTTCTGAACCTTTTCAAAGTCCCAGTTAAGATACTTACGAATGAAATTGGAAGCATCCCTATTCTCCATCACTCTTATACCAATGAAATTAACATTAGGGAATTTTCCTCTAAGTTGATTCAATAAAGCACCAGTCAATTCATGGTATTCTGACTTACAAAAATAAGTCTTTCCATTTGACTTATCCCGAATATAAGAATAACCATTCATAGTTGATCTCTGACCTAAGTAAGACTCACCACCCTCATAACGAGCAGGTATCCACTTACTAAATCTCAAAGGATGTGCTTCACCATCTGTCAAAGTAATACACTGTATCTTCTGAACATTAAATTTCTTCTGGAACAGTGGAATGATTTGATTCAATGAAACTAATGCCTCATTAAGTGGTGTTCCTGATAGAGATAATCTACGAGGATACTGGTAGTAAACCTGACAATCCCAATTGTTTCTTCTTTGAGAAGTCAATGAAGAAGAGAGTCTCCAGAGATTAAGCATTTGATTTTCCAAATCTCCTTTCTTACAATCACTAGAAAGAAACTCTACCATTGAGAATTGACTATCAACTATTATACGTCCATCAGCTTGTTCATGATGAACAGGTAAAGGAGTCCTCTTAACTGGAGGCCCGTCCTGATCGTAATCAAAGTAATACTCAGTATCATGATTCCACTCATTAGTGAAAGCATAAACCTTAAAAGGAATCTGAACTTTCTTACAGAACCATATCAAATTGAACAGTTGCTTTACAGTGTCCTGTAAAACATGTGACATAGATCCAGACCAGTCAAGAACAAATATCAATCCATGATTCTTACCATCAGGTATAGTAGTAATCTTTCTGAATAGATCTTCATTATACTTATAGGTATGAAGTTTATTACAATCTATAACACCAGTCTTGGCAACAGTAGCACGAGCATAAGCATCTGCTGACTTACGACACTCAAACTCTTTCACAAGATAGTTAACTTCTTTCTGTGCAGTTCTTCTGAATAGTCTGTAGTCATTATCTACAGGTTCAAATACATCCCTCTTTGTTGGAGAGTGTTTATCAAAATTATCCTGACACTCTTTCCACCAATCATTAAGATACTCATGAACCTTTACGTTCTGAACAATTAGTGTATCCATATTTAAATCAGGTAATGAAACATACTCAGGATCATAGTAAGAACCCCTATCCTTATTATCATTAAGATTCTCTAGATTATCTTGAAGTGCTTTATCAGTCTCAGCCTCCAGATCACTATGTACGCCACCACCACCTCTCTTCTGTGTATCATAATCTAATCCCTCATCCTCATAATCATCCGTGGGAAAACCTTGGTCAACATCACCATCCATTTCCCGATCAGGAGTCTCATCAGTAGAATCAAATGGTACATCAAGATCTCCACCCTTATCACCACCACCAATAGGAACCTGAGTCTTCTGAAGATCATCCATCTTGTCCTTTAGGAACTGAGTCAGATCCTTAGCCAATTGAAGAACCTCTTCAAAAGTCTTAGTCTTTAAAGCCCTATCTACAAATTGTTTCTCATCTTCTTCAAAAGTAATCTCAGCAAAACTACCAATCTTATAGTGAAGGTTGATTCTATCAGCGAGATTTAATTCTTCTATATCTTTATCTTGTATCTCAAAGAAATCTTGTTCAGCAAGTTGAGAGTATCCAGTATAAAAAGTCTTACTCAAGCCTGGATATTTCTGTTTCATCAACTTTTCAATTCTAACATCCTCGAAAACATTAACAAAGGACATTGGAATTTCTGGATGATCTAACTGCCAATTATCTGCTGGAGTATATAATGCATGACCAACCTCATGACCCACCAGAAGGTCGTATACGGTTCCTGAAGACTTCTCCCACATTGGAAGTGTCAATACCCTCTTCTCCACATCAAACGATGCTGTAGGTACTCTACGGTTCTCTATAATAAGGTCTTCAGTCGCAAGCAGTTTAGCAAGTTGACCTTTGACTTCGTAGTTGACCTGTGTAAGCATCTAGTTCCTCGTGTATGTACATATAATAATACACATTGGGACACTTTCAATGGATAGTGTGCAGCTTCTTCAACTGTCTACTGTGAATATTTCACCTTAGAAAATCCATTCATCTTCTCAAACGTAATCAAATTATCCAATCTGTCCGTCAATTCATCAACCTTGTGGGATATCATAAAGACATAAGCGTCCTTTATAACATATTTAATAATCTTAGTAAACTCCTCTGTACCATTACTATCCAAAGAACTGTCAAAGATCTCATCAAGAATCAATATATTTGTACTAGACGAGTTCTTTAGTTTAGCAATATCTCTCCAAGTAAACAGAATAGCAAGATCAATTCGCATTTTTTCACCTTCAGAGAAGGACTCGTAGCTGAACTTCTCGTGGATAGGAGACTTGATCTTCTCGTTGAACTGTTCATCAAAGGTAAAATTGATATAAAAATCCATCATCTGAAGATAGTGGTTTATCTTCTGATTCATTATAGGCAGATACCTTTTTATAATCTTTGCCTTGACACCACTATCCTTCATCATAGAGTTTGCAAACTCCAGATAGTCAATGTCTTCAGTGTGATCGGCCTTAGTCTTTTCTACAGATACTAAATCATTTTTTAAGCCCTTGAGGGCAGCTCTTTCAGTATTTCTATTTGCAATTTGTTCGGTAATGTCTTGAACTTCCTGTTCATGATCGTGGACTTGACGTTGGTACTCAGAAATTTTAAAATTGTTTGTTGAAATGTCATTCGTTAATTTAGTGATCTGCTTGGAGACATCTATAAACCTGGCCTCTTTTTTTTGTTCTTTGCTTATAGACTTTTGAAGATCTTTGTAAGCGGAGTTAATCTCCTTTACCTTCCCTTCGATATCACCGATTTTATTTAGCCTAAAATCTTCTTCAATATCCTGTTCACAAGTAGGGCATGATACATTATCCTTGAAGAACCTATGTTCATCGGTAATAATCTTAATCTTCTGTTCTAATTTACCCCTAATTGTGTTCATCTTCCGTAATGAAGATGTTGCATTGGAGATAGTTTCCAGTTCAGGTTGATGTTTAGTCTTAATAAGATTATCAAACTTAGTATTATCACCCATTAAAGATGATGAATCATCTAATAGAACTGATATCTTATCCTTCATATCCTTGATTCTCTTCTTGCCACTCTTATCCAGATCAGCAATAAAGTTTTTCTGCATCAATATCTTCTCTTCTATCAATTGTTTCTTGATAGTAAGTTCTTTCACCTCTGTATTAGATCTATTAATCTTTTCTCTAAGTATCTTTGCCATACCTGAGAAGATTTTAATGTCTAATACATCCTCTACAATCTCTCTACGATGAGTATTGTTCAACTGCATAAAGGGAACAAACGTTGCCGAACCCAAGATAGTTGTCTGTGTGAAGGATTTATAGTTTAACCTTAATATAGTGTCTTCTAGATGCGCCTGTTGATCATTGGCGTTCGCAAACTGATCTTGTTTCTTACCATCAATATAGATCTGGAACAAGGTAGGTTTCATACCTCGAACAATAGTATAGATCTTACCGTTTGCTTCAAATTCTATCTGTACTTCACACTCTTTATCATTAACCGTATTAACTAATTGCGTCTTCTTGATCTTACGAAAAGGCTTGTTGTATAAAACAAAAGTAAGAGCGTCAAGAATAGTAGATTTACCAGCACCGTTAGAACCAACTATTAAATTTGTAGGAGACTTTTGGAAACTAACAATGATAAATTGATTACCAGTTGAAAGAAAGTTACGCCATCTAATCGTCTTGAATGTTATCATAATCTTTTGGCGGGATTATAATATCATCTGGTGTGATGATAACATATTTGTATTTGTGTCGTTGACAGGTCTCTACAGCCAGTGTATCATCAATCTCCACAACTGTCAAGGTAGTCTCTTCATTGGCCTCTAAAAGTCCTGCGTATCTTGTTGCATCATCTTCCTGTTGAAAAAGATAAAGAGCCTTCTGGCCATCATCATTCGTGACAGCATATGCCCCTTCACCCTCTTTTCCAGCAAGTGACAATATGTACATTAATCAACCTCGCACGCTTCCAAGTAGACCTCCCTAAGAAGTTTTTTAACTCGATCTTTCTTTAATTCAAAATCAGATTCTTCTATGTATTTATTCAGAAGAGTCAAGGTATCTTCTACACTCTCTCCATCAAGATCCACCTCCAGATCATTGATCTCAGTATTCTCAACAACCTTCAAATCTATTATACCAGCCTTTACAAGTTTGTCTAGGAACTTATCATACTCTAACTGACTTGTTCTTTTCTTCACATATAATTTTACTATCTTATCCTTGTATAGATGTGCCTTAAATGTGGCAGCAGGAGTATCATTATAATACACCTTCTCAAACATAGTATAAGGATTCTCTACAAACTCAATCTCTCCTGTATCAGTATCAAGAATATTAAATCCTCTCTTATCACCACAGTCATTCCAATACATCTGGTATGGATTGCCTAGGTAAAATGTCTGACCATCATTACTTCTAGTGTGATAATGTCCTGAGAATACCGTCTCAAACTTTTCTATTATACCTTTATCAATACCTCTCTCTTGAATACAGCCAGGATATAGTTGGAACCCTTGTAACTCTAGGTGACCAAAAGCGATCTTAGAGTTCGTGGCAGCAATAGCAGATTGAGTTTCTTGATAATTGTCATCGCAGATCCAAGGGAGCATGAAGGCTTTGAACCCGTTAATATCATATTCTCCAGGCTTAGATATAGGGATAAGATTATCGTAGTTAGATAAAAGAGACTCAATAGAATTAATCTGATTGGTATTCTTATAATAAACATCATGGTTACCTACAAGTTGCCAGACTTTTACACCTAAATTTTTAAACTTATCATATACATGTTCCTTTGCCCAGTCAAGTGACCAGAAATCTATATTCTTTCTATTATCAAATGCATCTCCCATGTGTATGCAATACTTTATATCCCTCTTCTCCAATTCAGGAAAGAAGATATCATCATAAAATTTCTGAAAGAAATTATGAAAAACTTTACTACCTCTTCGTCCTCCGAAGTGGGTGTCAGTTATAATTGCAATCTTCATTTCTTTTCTTTAGACCTATTAATAAGACTAATAAATCTATCAGCAGCAAACGTACCACCAACACAAACATCTATATCATCACCATCCTTCCAGTTCTCAGTACCATCTTTCTTAGTGTGGGCAAGGGCCTCAGTAAGATCATCAATAATTTTTTGGGTGATCTTCATTGATTCATCTTCGTTTGAACTGCTTCCTTTATTGAATTATAATCACTAGAGTCGCCGTAATCATTATCCACATGCATGACCTCATCATACCCCGACTTCTCAATGATTTTCTCACGGATCTCCATTTGTTTCTTCTCTTTCTGGATCCTCCGAAGAAATGCGTAGTGTATAATCTGGGTGAAGTAAGCAAAAGGGTTTGTAGATTTCTCTGGATTGAAGTTATGTATGTATTGAACGCAGTTTTCAATCCCATCTGATATCATGTCCTCCCTAAACATATAGTTTACAAAGTTCGGTTTATACGACAAGTGCGTAGCAATCTTTACGAAACACTCACCAAGATAATTGGTAATACGAGGCTTCGGATCTCCTTTAGTTTCGGCTTCTTTAACGTCAGCCTTATACTGTACAATAGCGTATAAAAACTCTTTGTTATTAACGTAATGTTCAGATCGTTTTCTGGTTCGGGTTCCTTTTGCGGGCATGATTCATATCACCTCTTTAGTTGTTAATAGTATACCATTAAATTAAACGCTTGACAAGTAACCAATTTGTGTGTAGGATAACTCTGCAGGGGTTCAAAGGGATGCTATTCAGCTTTATTTGAATCCTGTTTATAGATACCTTCAAGGTACTCTCGAGCTTGATTAACAGAAATTACATATCCCATCTTCTTAGTTACTTTAATCTTCTCAGAAGATCCACCATTAAGATTAGAGAATATAAACTTTTGATAATAAGAAACTACTTCAGAATCTTCTTTAGCTTCTACTACAGTTATAACTTTATCCATAGGAATAACCATAATACCTTCTGTAGGATTGCTCCTTAACCAAGGCATCATTCTTAATCCTTCATGTTGTCCGTTCATATGAACTGTCTCAATTTCTACTGGGTCACTAATAATTAAAACCGTGCGACCATTTTCTTCAGACGGCATAACCTCTCCGAAGATCTCTTCGCCAGATACTAATTTTATGGATCCGTAGAATTCTTCTTCCATTATTTTAACTTAACCTGTGACAATTCATAATTAAAATTCTCCTCGTTATAGATTTTGACTCGTTCAAGTAAATGATTCAAAGTATAATTCCGTTGAGAATCATATTTAATATCATCTGCAATGTCATACAAGAGGGATTTAAGTTTTCCTTTGCCCTTTCTAAGTACTCTACCTATTGACTGAAGGTTTCGTATTCTGGACTTGGACGGCGACGCGAAGATAATGTTGTGTAGGCGCTTAATATTGATGCCAGTGCTAAAAGTCCCATAGGACGCCACAATAATCGCATTGTTTTCCTCTTCTGTAATTTCACGAATAGATTCACGTTCATCAGCCTCCACGCCACCGTGGACAAAGAAGACTTTACGATCATCATTTACAGAACTATTTATAGATTCATATAAGATCTCTCCGTGGGCCTCGACTCGACTAAACAATATTAATGTGTTGCCTTGAAGAGATAGTGCCAAATTTTTAATAAATTTATTTCTTTTCTCGTTAGATATGATATAATTTATCTCTTCTTGATAATCATCAAATTGTCTGGGCTCATGTTTCAATACAATGATTCTAATATCTAACTTAGATAAATGCCCTTTATCAATAAGATCCTTTGTTTTAGTTACTTTATATGAGGGCCCAAACAATCCTTCCAGAACCCACTTGTGAGTCTGTGCTCCACTTAGAGTTCCAGTGAATCCATATCTATACTTAGTATCTCTAAGTTTGGACATAATTCCTATTAATGATTTGGATTTAAATTGATGTGCCTCATCTCCTATTATAACATCAAATTGACTAAACCACTTCTTATCCATCTTATAGATGGATTGCCATGTTGATATGGTAACTCTTTGAGGAGTAGTCCTTTTTCTACCAGCATAAACACGATGACAGTACTTTTCGACATCCCAACCATACTCTATAAAATCCTTATACATTTGTTCTACGAGAGAAGTCGTGGGAACAACAAGTAGGATTCTTCTCTTTCTGCCCACATGATAACGTGTAACAGCATAGATCATCAGGGACTTACCTGATCCTGTAGGGGATATAATTAATCTTCTATTATACTTTAGTGCATCATACACACCTTGTATTTGATAATCTCTAGGTTTGATACTAGTGATTGCTAACATATAATCCCTTACACCTTCCAATGATATCTCTTCATTCTGTTCAAAGGGAAGACCATAGTATTCACTATTCAAAAACTTGACACTATACTCTGACTTCTTTGCCCAATCTACAATCTTATCTAACAGTCCGACATAAACCTCACCAGTGGCAGTTGAAAATAAACGAATTTTACCATCCCAATGTCTATTCCTATACTGAGGCATAAACTTGGCGCCTGGAACATCGAATGTAAAAAAATCAGATAGTTCCTGTTGGACATGAGGTGGTGCATCTACAGTAAGATAGACCTCATTCTTTTTAGCAATAGTAAGATCAGTCATAACCCCTCGTAAATCTCTGCCATTCGATGGCATTCTTTATTTGGTACGTTCTGTTTAATATAACCTTTAAGATACTCTCAAGATAATCTAACATTATCTGATAGTAATCTATCTTAGCAATACATTTAATTAGATCTTCATCTCCATCAAAGTATATTCCCAAGTCTGCCTTTAGAACTTTATGGTCGAAAGGTTTCTCTGCATATACTTCGGGTGATGCTTTACCTGAGTAATATTGCCACTTCTCCTTCTTTAAAACTTTATATCTAGTTTCCTGAGCTCTCTGAAGGGTTAAGATATTATTGTATATCTTATAATATTTTGCGTGTAATGCTGGTACTCTTGTTGATTCTGAATGAAGAAGTTCATTATCAATTACAGAGTCTTTATCCCAAAGGTCTTGTATAAATTCAAGATTCATCTCCTATCAAACTCTCCACATTAAAAATAGTATATTTAAAAGAGGCTGTCGCCATAATATAATTTATATCAGTTGCGTCAGCGGTAAATGGAACTGGGGTAAGAGAATTAGGAAATAGATCCTTAAAACTTACCTTGGCAACTGGATTGAAACTACTATTATACACTATAAGTGTACCATCTGACGTATCACCCATGATGAGATCATCATTATTTTGTTGATTTATGGGTATAGATTCTGCCAAAGATTCGGGAAATCCAAGAGATCTCATCCATCTTTCTACCTGCAGATAGTTCTCTAAATTTTCATCAATAAAAAACTCTATGTCTAAATCGCCATAATCAAGTTTATCTCCAGCTATAGGAATATCTTTCAAGTAAGTTGTCTGAATAGACACTCCTAGATTGATATTAGGAATACTAACTGATTGAGAAAAGAAATCTACCTTTGGTGCCTTAGCCAAAGTAAACTTAAATCCTGCAGGGGATAAGAAGTTCCTATTCTTAAGTTGTCTAGACCAAGCAGAAGTCTTCGTTGCCATGGGCTTTTCCTTTTATTTAGTTGGTTCTTCGCAGTCAGGACTGATACTTTCAACCATTGTTCCACCAACATCAGATCCAGCATCCATTCCCATCATTGTAGCAGCTCCAGCAAGAACCCAACCAACGAAAGGAATCCCAGTGAGACTAGGGGCCACAGCAGCACCAACACTAGCACCGACCATTCTACCCGTTCCTTTTCCTGATCCGATTGCTTCAATACAGGCTTCTGACTTACCTGTTTCTGTGGTAGATGAAACACCGCCAGTCCCAATACTCGTTGCTGGATATGATTTCCTTTCTGTAATGGTGTTGTTACCCATTCCCAGAAACCCCGCTTTCTTCTTTATATCCCGTTCCACATGCGACATCTTAGGATCATGGGAACGATAGTTAATCCAATATCCATCCTGTCCTGCCTTTACTTCATAGGAAGTGTACTCACCGACAGGTACATTTACTACAGGAAACTTACTTTGTCTAGAGATCATCCCAATCATACCAATATGACTAAGACCCAATACCGTCCCTAAACTTATGGTAAACCACTTATTCATAATCATAACATGAGTCATATTATATAGGCATAAAAAAAGAACCCCCGTCGGGGCCCCAATATTCTGGTTCTCTTGGATCTATTCTGGGATCCCACCAGAAGAATCCGAGTTGATGCAACCTAACATGCATCAGTGGTTTTTTTAATTCCATTTCTTCTCCAATAAAAAAGGGAGTCCGTAGACCCCCTTCATTCGGTATGCAATATGAATTACATGAGGTTTGTAACTTTAACTCTACGATAGTAGCGGTTTGAGTTAGCAAGAAGGCGTCCAAGACCTTGGTTAGAAACATTACCTTCCGCAAATGGGTTAGCAACGATTCCGTAACGAGTCTTAAAGCCAATTTTTGGTTGGAAGGTGTCCTGACCAACTGCACGAACCATCTGTAGAGGAACGTATGGGCAGTAGAACAGACCAGCATCGTAAGGATTAGATCCTTTGTAACCAACAACGTAGTACTGATTAGCGTCATTGTTTGCAGCGAATGGATCGATGTAAACTTTGTACTTACCAGCCAATGTTCCAGCAAATGTATTGCCAGTGTCATCAACGTTAAGGTTAGCGTTCAATGCAGGAGTATAGTCAAGGATTCCAGCCATTGTTAGTGCAGAAGCAACGTCTGCGGAACATAGGACAACGTTGCCCTTTCCACGACGAGTTCTTTGTGCGATCTGGTTGGCATCTCTTTCTATCTGGAAGAGAAGTCCCTTGAATTTCTCAACTGACCAACGACCATTACTGTCTGTATCTAAATCGAAAGTTCCAGCAGTAGAGGTGTTGATTGTTGCACCTTGCTCAGCAGACTTGTAGATAGTACGGATAACTTCACGGTTGATCTCTGCAAGTATCTCTGTTGAGAGGATATTTGCGAGTTCAGACTCGGCGTTTAATCCGTGGATAGCTTTAAGGTCTTGAGCTAATTCTAAACTGTACTCAGCTTTCAAAGCACGAGACTTCGCAGTCACCGTTACTTTCTCAATGCTGAATGCCATTTCTTGGAAATGGTTGGAAGCACCGTCGCCTAAAGCTTCGGAGTCTCCTGTCCTCATACCTTGACCTACATCATATGCAGATGTGGTAGCAGAGGCAACTGGGTTAAGAACGCCAGGGTTAGTACCAGACTGTGAAGTTGTACCGAAACCTGCAGCTGTATCAGAGAATCCTCCTGTGAGGGTCTCAGCGCTGTTCTGTCCAGAGAATGCTGAATCTGGCTCGTCGAATAGAGCTTCTGTTCCACTCTGATTCGTGTAGCGAGAACGCATTGCGAAGATCAAACCTGTAGGTCCGCTCATTGGCTGAACACCAGCAAGGTCATAAGCGACCAAGTTAGGCATTGCACGACGGATAAGGCTGATCAATACAGGGTCGAAACCTGCAACTGGGCCTGCGGCTGTTGAAGAACCACTAAATCCACCTGTTCCAGCAGAGTTAGTTGGTGAAGCTTCTGTTAAACTCTGGAAAGAGTTCTCTTCACGGAGCATTTGCTCTTGGTTCTCAAGAAGTACAGCAGTAACATTACGTCTATGCTGATCTTGAATCTTGTCTACTCCTTCGTAATCGAGGAGCGGGGCCCACTTTTCAGTAAGCGCCTGATAGTTGATGTTTTGTTGCATCGTTTTGTAAGGTTGTTTAACTAAAAATTTATCACTTCCTATTCACACGACCAAGTGCTTCCAGATAAGTAGCCATTGATCCAGTAGCTGGCTCAACATGCTCTGCTTCTTCTGTTAGTTCTTGAGGTGCGCTCGTAGGAGAACTAGTCTTTGTTCCTCCTTTGAAGTATGACTCCTTAAGAGTTTCTAGTTTTCCACGATAGGCTTCTTCACTTTCAAACTCAACACCCTCTGCAAGACTTTGTAGTTTTTCCTTTTGGGATACTGCAAGTCCTTCTGCAACGTTGTTGAAGACAGTCTGAGCTGTTGACTCACCAAGTTTGGTGTTAAGTGCAACGTTTCTTTCTATCTGCTCGTTAAGCTTGGTCTCCATTTCATCAAGTTTGTCTACCATATTCTCTAGAACATCATATTTATCTTCAGGTAATGATACATAATGATCTTCAAAAAGCTTTTTCATGCCGTCTAAGAATGATTCAGTCATTTCGGCTTTGATGCCTCTTTCGACTGCTAGCTGATTCTCCTCTAGCCACTCTTCTGCGACATATTCGAGATACGCATCAGTTCTCTCTGTAAGAGATACTTTGATAGTCTCAACTTCTTCGTTGAGTTTGGTAGCGTATTCTTCGTTCAGTTGATTTTCGATATCTGTAATCTTAGCATTGATAGATGCCTCGAAGATTACCTTTGCCTTTTCTCTGAATTCCTCAGATAGGTCTTCACCAGCGAGGAGAGCGTTAACGTCCTCTTCGATAGCTGAGTTAAGGTCAACCTTGGTTTCGTCTTCCTTAGTAACTGTCTCATCTTCGACGATGGCTTCCACCTTCTCGTCTGTTGATGCTTCAGTTTCTTCGTAAGAAACCTTACCTTTGTTTAAAGTAGGCATGCCAGGGTTTCCTCCACCTTTGCCAGGACGGTTAGTAACTACGTCTGCAACTTGCTTAATAGTCTTTGTAGGAGTCTTAAGCGCATTGGACTCGTCATCCGGCTTTGAGTTCTGGGGTGTAGGACCTCCCAGATCTTCTACTGCCTGAGAACTTTTAACATAGTCGCTCGGTGTAGAGGGCATTGGATCCCCTTTACCAGCTCCAGCGTTAACAGCAGTGTTGGATTGCTTTGTGCCTACTTCCATTTCTTGTAAATCTCCACGAGACATTTTGAACTCTCCGCTTTAAAACGTGATTAGATATCGTTAATCTATGTTTATTTATTAAATCAAAGATTTGATAGGAAGTTTTGGAAGATTTCCAACTTCTTCTCATCAAGCTGACCTTGACTAACAAATTTATTTATAGTTTCTTGAGTTTTCTCAATGGCTTCTTCAACTACTTCTTCTGGCTCTTTGACTGCAATTGTGGCAGGAGTTTCCTCAACAACAAGATTTGCTTCACGAGCTTTAAGTAGTCCAGATTCCCAGACCCAATCAACTCCTTCCATAATGCCATTGACGAAAGCGTCAGGGGCGGAAGGATCTGCAACTATATCAGCTGCAGTTGCGAGCATGAAGTCTTCACCAACGACTTTGTAACCTTCGTTAGTGTCTCTAAGACTACCCATGCCTCTAGAAGAAACTCCAAGTTGTACGCCTTCATCTAAAAGATTCTTGGCGATAACACCCATAGGGGTTTCTAAAAGCTTTGCTTTACCTACAAAATTATTCCCTTCCCTATGAAGGTCTACAATCTTGTGAGATACTCTGTCCAAATTTACAGTTGGACCTTCTGGATGACCTAGCTCTCCAAGAGCACGGCCTTTAGCCACGAATGACTCACAGTACCTATTAACTTCTTTTTCAAGAACTTCTGTAGGGTAGAATCGACCATTCCTATTCTTAAGGTTACCTTGTAAAAAAGTACCCTCAATAAACATTGACTTCTTGCCTTCCTTTTCTTCGACAAGAACTTTACAGGTTTCGATCTCTTCTCTAATGAGTTTCATTTTTAAGCCTCAGGTTTTTCTTCTTCGGTCTCATTATCAGGTGTTTCTACTTCAGCAGTAGGGGTTTCGACTTCTGAATCCTCAACGGATGCAGGTGTGCCAGGTGCTTCATCAGATGCAACTGGTTCTTCACTTGGTTCAGTCTCAACTTCTGTCTCTGGTACGTCTAGATAGGGGTTAGGCCCACCAAACATAGAGGCAGTCACAGCTGGTTTGATAGTATCAATATTCTCAGCTGACTTTGCATAAAGAAGATCTTTAAGTTTGTCGTGAATATCGGTAGCTGAAGGATCTTCAGCGGCTATCATATCAATTAAATCATTATCCATAAGGGTTAATATAGAATTAGACTAAAGGTATTTATATCTCTCCACCTTTGGGCATCTGTGGAGGAGGTGCTTGTTGCTCTTCAGCAGGCATTTCTTCAGGCATTGGGTTCATTTGTCCACCAGGCATTTGTTCTGGATGAACACCCATTTCCAGTTGTTGCACTTCCATTGGGTCAGCAATCTTACCATCCTCAATTTCTTGTGCCATCTGTTTGTCGATCTCAATGATCTCCTCATCCTTCTGTTTAAGAACATTACGTCTCACCCATTCAAGTGAGTAGTACTTACCAACATAAGGATCGACTCCAGCAACAACACCAAGTCTCTCGTTAATGAGTTCTACCTCTTTTAATTCTGAGAAATGATTATCGTATACAAAATCGAATTGGATGTGATCAGAGAGGACTTCCCAGTCTTCTGGCGTAACAATGTTCTTAAGGATTAAGTTGGTCTTCAACATGTCAAGGAAGACAGATGAGAACCTCTTTCTCATCCTACCAACAAACTTGGTGAACTTAATCTCGTCTCTTAAGATCTCTGAAGATCTTCCAAGATTAAATCCTTCTCCAGATCCAGCAATACGTGATTCTGGTACACCCAGAGCTCTGTAAAGTTTCTTCTGGAAATATTCTATGTCAGAGAGTTCTCCAAGGTTTTGTCCGCCTGGAAGAGTTGTAATCTCTGTACCACGACCACCTTCTCTACGAGGTAACCAGAAATCTTCAAGCATACTCATATGCTTTCTGTCATCTCTGATCTCACCAGTAGATGCATCATACACCAACTTGTTCCTATAACGGTTCATAACCTCTTTGAGGTATTGTTCCGCTTTGATCTTAGGTAAATTACCTACGTCAATGTAGAAGATCCTCCTTTCGGGAGCACGACTCAATCTGTAGATAACAAGAGAGTCCTCAATCATTCTAAGTTGATTGAGTGCTTTAATTGCCTTGTTTAGATAAGAAAGAATTGTATTCTTATTTCTATCTACTAAACCAGAATGACAGAATGTTATTGCGTCAGGTGCAATCTTAACTGCTTTATTCTTATGAGCAAATGGTGTGCCACCTATAGCACCCACATTATTTTTATTAGGAGTATTAGGCTCGTACTGATAGTACTCTTCTATCTCAGGATTTTCTATATTGGATGGATCCTGACCTTGATTAACTGATCTGATTACTCCCTGTAATGTGGGATCTGTCTTGAGTTTTCTTACCAGTTTAATCTTAAGTGGATCAATATATCTTACTTCCTTAATTCCTTCTTCTGGTTTCTTGACATCGATTACTTTGTGGTAATAGATTCTCCCATCAACATACCAATTTCTAAGAATCTCATGGGACTTTTTATCAAAGTCTAGAACTTCTTTAACAGATTTAAACTCATCTCTAATGAGTTGTTTAAGCTTCTCAGATGCAGGAAGATTCTCCAAATCGATTTCGACTGGAGAATCATTCTGATCCGAAACTATTGCTTCGTTTATAATATCTTCTATGGCACTGTCCACTTCTGGATGAAGTGCCATTTCACGATATCTTTTTATTAACTCGTGCTCATTCTTGAATACACCGTCAATATCGACATACTGCCCATAGAACCCACTCGAAACATAATAGTCCGATGAATCCTCATTAGACTGAGGTACAGGTGAGACGACGTTCTTTTTCTGCTCGTCGTCCTTCTGTATCTTAAAACCAAATAATTTAGCCATTAATTCACTTCATACTGGGCCTTCCCAGTTATTTATATAAGATGTTTAAGCGTTAGGATCTGAACCAAGCATAGAAGAATCTTGACCACCTTTAAAAGCATCCCACCACTGAACCTGTAGGTCAACAGTGAACTCTTCTATTGTATCAGGTTGATCGTATGATAACTCAATCGCACTAAGGTTTGTTGGGAATATCCCGTGGAATTTGTAAGACTTTAATACTGGTAATTTGTCATTCTGACCTTGAATAGAACCATCATTACCTTGTGCAGAATTAACAGTTGATCTTCCCAACTGATAAACCATAGCGTCAGTCTGATAATCCGCAGGAGTTGTTTCTCCAGTAGCATTATCATGTTTGTTGATTCCATTCATCCACAATTCAAAAGCATTTCTGAGATTGAATGTAGTGTCGTTGATGACAGTGATTGTCCACACATCAAATGTGCGGTCACCAGCAATCTTGAGATTCCTTCCTCTGAAAGGAACATCAATCACGTTGATGTTTGATGCAGGAAGGTTTGCGGCTTTCACCATAAACCTTGAATCCTCTGGTGCATTAGCATCTATGCCTACACCATCAGGAAATTGAAGTACAACTTCAAATAGATTAGGCCTTGCACCACCACCGATAAGTTTTGACCTGAACGAGTTAATCGTCCTGGCACCTATATTTGGTAAGTTCTTGGTAGGCATTGTTTTAAGTCCTCTCTTCGTATGTATTTAGTAAGGGGTTAGAAATTAGACAGAGCCAACAACTTCATCGAAGCTAATACCAGTTCTTGTAGCAACAAAGGTTAGACCAATGAAGTTAATAGAACGTGCAGGCTTAACGAAGATGTCTGCCTTGAAGGTATTTGAATCTATAACAGCAGGTGTGTTATTAGACTCATCACAGATGACTACGAAGTCGGTAATACCTCTCTTAGCTTTGACATCACGAAGATATGGTTCAACAATATTCAAGAAGTTTGTTCTTGTAAGATCATCGTTGAACTCAAAGAGTTGTGATCTTGCGGCTCTCTCGATTGTACCCTCAATTGTAAGGAACAAGCGACGAACATTAATTCTATCGAAGGCAGATGCCTCTTTCTGTGCAGTTTTGTCACCGAATAGAACTATACCAGCACCAGCAGAGAATACAACTGGGTTAATCCTCTTAGGATATAACTCATCTCTCTGTGCTTGTGATGGGTTGTATGCAAGTTTAATTGCATTGTTGATGTTTCCTCTAGTTGCACCAGCAGGTGAGAACCAAGGATAAGACTGAATGGATGTTCTTGCCATCAATCCAGCAACGTCACCATTTAGAGGTACATAACGGAATGTGTTATTGAACCTATCGTAGGTGTACTTATAACCAGAGTCAAATACACCGTAAGATGTAGAAGTCAAACTATCATAGAAAGCAATGATATTGTTTGTTTGTTGATCAGAATTTGTTAGACCAACAACTCCAGCTCTGTAAGGTGAAATACATGCGATGCAATCCTTACGTACAGAAGCAATGCTTAACAGTTTGTTTGCCTTAGCCTGTGCCTCATAAATGTTGTCTCCACTAGAAGGACCTTGGATAAGGTAGTTAACAGAGTACTCTGCAGGATTATCAAGAACAGTGTAAGAAGTTACAATGTCTCCTAATGTGCAAGCATACTTGTCAGTTCCACCGTAATCATTTCCATCTGCAAGTGAGAATGTCTTAGGACCAGCACCATTGAATGTTACTCCTTGTGCCTTTGTATTCCAAACACCAGTTGCATCAATGGTGTATCCACCTAATGCTGTATGCTTCAGACCGAGACCAGTTTGAGCAGCACCAACAAATGCATAGTTGGAGAAGTTTGCAACGTAGTTCTTATAGAAGATGTCTGTAGAAGGAGAAACTTTGGCATCACTTGCCTTAGATAATCCAGTCCACTTCTCTACAATGTTTCCAGAACTACCAGTTACCTTACCAGTGTCATCAACGATAAGAACGTGGAACTCGTCATTCTTAGAATTCCTTTCCTTAGCATATTCTGTAGTTGTAGGACGATCAGCAACCTGTTTCCAGTAGACTGTACTGTTTGTAAGTCCAAGAGTCTGTGAATCGTACCAGTCAGTAACAGTGTTACCTTCTCTTAGGTAAATTCCACTATCAATACCAGACATAACGAGGAAGTCTGTGTTCGCAAACGCAACAGTTGCTGCGGTGTCCATTATGATTTGACCAACACCACCAGTTGTTGCATAAGAAACAATGGTTCCTGTGTAAGTTCCGTTAAGTGACTTAACTTGATCGCCAGGACCAGACTTAAGCGCACTGAAGTCAGAGGCATAAGCAATAACTGTAGAACCGATTCCAACTGAAGCTTGGAATCTCTGTCTTTCTACTCTCTGTTGAGTCCCAGAAGCATTAAAAACTTTAAGACGGTTAGGGTGGTTTACTGTTGTAACAGCATTAGCATACTCGCCGTAAACACCAGCGTCGTATCCTTGGAAAGCTGCAGTTGTTGATCCTTCTTCGTAATCAATCGCACTCCATACGTCTGTTGTAACGTTGTGCTTACTTACGACTTTAACATCAACTGATCCTTCATTAATTCCTGTGATGATTCCTTTTATATAACCAGTTTGAACACCAACGGTTCCGTCAGTTTGTGCAACACTAGTTGAGAATCCAGCAGTAACAGCGTATCCTACTACAAGACCATCAGTACCTATAGCAACTATTTGGTCTGCCTGTGAGTCGATTGTGCAAATCTTAAGATCATTTGCCCAAGAGCCAGGGTTCCTTGCGGCATATAACCACTCAGTATCATCTGATCTGTTGTTGTAATAATCTTCAGAAGATCCAATCGAAAGATTGGTTATCGCAACACCAACTGGTGCGTTAGCATTGGATAATGTTGGGTTGGATGTTCTTAGAACTCTAAGAATTCCACCGTATGAAAGATAAGCAGATGCACTCATCCAGTACTCATACTGGGCATCGGCACTTTTTGGTGAACCAAACGTCTCTAAAAGGTCGGCCTCTGTCTCGATTAGAACTGGCTCATTAACAGGTCCTTTCTCAAATGGTCCTGCAATTGCACCTACTTGATCGTTGATGCCGTCAATCCTTCCGACAGTTAGGTCAACTTCTCGTACCTTAACGCCTGGAGATACTAGATTAAGCGTCATGTTAGTATTCCTCGGAAACTTAATGTTTTCTACTACAACTTATTTATTGTTTGGGTGTTTTCAGTGGGGAAACGGTACATGAACACCCTACCAATCAGGATATATCTCTGGTTTGTTTCGTTTTCTTTTAGATTTCACTCTCTTTATGGTACATGTCTTACACTCATAAGAATAAGATGATGGCAATGCACCTCTATTCTTTCTGGTTAGATAGAACCCATCTGTTAAATTTTTAGTTTGATTGCAGACCCTACACTTTCTCTCGTGTAATACCAAATGTCCTAAATCAAATTCATCATCTAAATCCATTTTATTATTACATGTAATCCCACATATAAGAACGATCACCATACTCATCTACATTCCATCTAGTTCCATCAGTATCAACGAATGAGGACTCTTCAGTACCATCATTAATAAATCCGAATGGTGCCATATCTTGTTCTATCTGATCTCTTTGATCATCATATACCCTCTTTCTAATATCATCGTCAGTCATCTCCTTGAAATAATCCTGTACTACCAACCATGCAAATATAACAAGACACATTGCTAAGTCATCATTACAACCTTCTTCTGCCTCAAATGAATTTGCCTTTTCGATAAAGGTAGTTAATTCTGCAATAATGTTATAGTCATTAATTAAAAGTTTATCTGATTCAACAAGAGTCTTTAGGTTTAATGCACCCATCTTCTTAACCGTCTTAGACATCTTGACTCCTAGTTGAACTTTACTACCAGAGAATCCTTGTCCTAATACTTGACCAGCCCTACCTCTCATCGCAGTCATTAGAACATTTTCATATTCCATATCATAGAAGAGTATAGATGCAATTTGATCCCCTACATCATTTACTTCACATAAAAGATATGCATTATTATATGCCTTTGCAAATTGAATAATAACACTAGGGAACAACATTGGTTTTATATGATTATTCCTATACTTAGCAACTACTCTATAGGGGAATGTAGTAGTATCAAATACAATAAAGGCAGAGTAATCTTTCTCCACACCCCTTGCAACGTCAACAGTAATTACATAATTATGTTTATCTACTGGGTTCTCATATATCTCTCCACCTCTCTCACCTCTACCGATTGGATCATCATATGACATCGCCTTTAACTTGGCTGGAGATATTAAAGTATCAACAGATCCTAAGAACTCACACTCAAACTCAACACGGAACTGTGCTTCTGATGTGTTCTTAATTGTCTGTTCCTTCCAGTCATCATCTCTGCCTGGCACTTCTGACCAGTGAACGTCCGTAGTTATATACTCGTTTCTACCAAGTTCTGCATCATGCCACAATCGGTAAAAATGATTCATACCACGAGGGGTAGAAACAATAATTACCTTAGTAGACTTACCAGAACTAATAGTAGGATATACACTACTAAAGAAATCATCTGCAATATGGTTGGGAATGAACGCAAATTCGTCTAGGAATATGATGTTGAATGACATACCCCGAACCGCAGATGCAGAGGTAGATGCAGCAACAATCTTAGACTTATTCTCTAATTCCATAGAACCTTTGTTCCATGCAATAATACCTTGTTGCATCCACTTAGGTAATGCCTCATATGCAATCTGCAATCTACCTAGTAGATCCCTAGCAGTTGCAGCTTTGTTTGCAAGAATACCTATAGTTACACTGTCATTGAACAATGCATAATGCAAAAGATAAGATACCACAGTCGTTGATTTACCTGACTGTCGAGGCATCTTACATATATTAAATCTACCACTATGGAAATTATGAATTAACTTCCTTTGAAATGGATACATGTCAAAAGGTACAAGACCTTCATCCAAGTTGATAATTTTTATAAACTTCTCGGTAAAATATACGGGATCATCTTTACACTTAAGATACTCAGCAACTTGCTTCTTAGTGAAATTAATCGGGGTATTGGCTTTCTTTAGATTCGGGTTACCAAGATATACATTATCAGATTCTTTAGCCATCAGGGATCAATTACAAGTAAAGGTTTAGTGGGGTCTTTATCAGAAGGACAGAAGTATATAACTTTACCGCCTGGATATACTTTCTCCAACTCACCTTGAACATCTCTTTTGAGAGGTCTAGATCTCTGAGGGAAGAACATCTGAATAAACTTAGTGTTACCTCTGAAGATAAAAGTTATCGAATAAGTTGCGCCATACTTATTCAACCTCCTCCAATTTTCTTCTTTTAGGTTTCTATATGATTTCATAGTAGAACGCAGGTCTCCGTGTCTATTTAGAATCCTTCATGGTCTGTTTAAGCATCTTCTGCAATTCAGCAGTACTTCCAACAAACAATGAATTATTAGTTACTTGAGTAGTTTTCTTATTATCTACCTCTTCAATATCTTTAACCTTTTTCTGAAGATCCATTAACTTATCAGCAGTGTCAGCAACGTGTTTGATCAACTGACCAGCAACTTCATATGATCTTGCAGACTCAGATTCTTGTGCAACTTCAAGTATACCATCAACTGCTTCCTGTCCCTTCTCTATCAGAGAATATAACTGAGCTCTACTATACTCATAATCCTTTTGAATCTCTGGTGAATCACCTTTAGGCCTCTTGATACTTGTTCTTGTAGGACTCTTTACTGGTTCTTTTATGATCTCAGCAGAAACTTCCAAAGCATCATCTATAGTATCAAATTCATTCTTCATAAGTCAGAATCCATTCCTTGTGCGACACTGTATACTGATCCATCAGAAAACTCAGTCTTAGTTTCACCAAATCCAAAGTCATCACCCTCAACTACCTGTTCATCATCTTGTACATTAATTATATTAATTGGAACATTAATATCATGTGGTTTGATGACACTTCCAAGTTGTGCTCTCTTGACCTTTATTCTGTTGCCAGTTATTAGACTGACCAACATCTTCTCTTCATCTATTTGTATATAATCTCCTTTCCTAAATGGGGTTGCACTATTAACATCAAATTCCGTCTTCTTAGTATCAAATGTTTCATTCGTTCTTGCGGTGTCATCATTAGTGTAATCCTTAATTGCAGCAGGAACTGCCTGATATCTAATCTGTCTAGGTGCAGTCTTGATGTTTGTAGTATCAGTAGCATAATCTGCCTGTACTTTCTTAATCAATCCATCACTATTATTAGCAATAGGTCCGAATAGATATGTCTTGCAAGTGAAGTTCAACGTATATATTAATGCCCTTCTAGTAAGGAAATCATCTTCATAATTATCTTCCATCTGGATTCCTTCCAGAGTTATTGGCATATCTCTCTTCTCTCCAATAACATCTACTAAGTCAATAGTGAGATTAAATGCTGGTTGAAAATATGGTAGTATCTGTTCTAAAATCTGTATTGCATCCTCATTGAGTTTAGAAAGGATACTCAGTTGCATATTAATATTATATGGTACGGGCATATACCCTTTAATCAATTTATTGGTAGTCTTATTAACTGCCTTAAAGGTTTGCATTGTTGAAACCTTACGAGTAGAATCGTAATTCATACCCATAACCTCAAATGACATCCTAGGCAATGTAAGAGTAGTTCCCACATCCTGAGAATATTCTCTACCTTGACTTACTCTTGCTAAGAATTTCTGTTGAGGGCCATAAGAAATTGGAACCTTTACAACACTAACAACCTTTCCAGCCTTATCAGTATGTTGGATCTCAATATTATTAAATAGGGTTCCGAAAGACACAATTGTCTTCCTCATTATCTCATGATAGAAATGATTCGTTAACATAATATTACAACTTTATAAAACTATTTAGAATTCCCCAAAGGGGTTCCTTTCTGAGAAGTCTAATATCTGGTCTGCTTCAAACTCGAATGTTTCATTCTGAGCAAACTCCCTATCACCATCTACTTCGGATTGAATTGATTGAACTCTATAACTAGCACCTGCACCAACAATGACTTCACCAACAGCAAAGTCTCCTGTTGGAATGGATACCTTAAGAATATTATCTGCAGTATTCCAAGAAGCAACATATGCACTTGTACCTGTAGAGACACCTTTAATTATCTCATCTACTTCATATTCTCCGAAGGAATTAGATGTTACGGAAGATATTGAAACAACAGGATTGATATTTGTATAACCAGCACCAGCGTTACTGTATCTAACTTCTTTAACAGTACCAGCAGTACTTATGACTGCCTCTGCCTTGGCATTCCATAGTAGTTCTATAGTCTCATTAGACTGTGCAGGCCATACAGAAGTAATACCAACTGTAGGTGTAAAGTTATAACCTTGACCGCCAGTACCAATTGCAACAGGTCCTAAAACAGCCTCAGATATAATAGCAGTAGCGATTGCAACACCATTAGTAACTGGACTACCACCAGTAAATACAACTTGTGGAGGTGTAGTGTATCCTGTGCCTGGATTTATTAATAGTATTCTATCAACTGCCTGATTGGGAATACCACTCCTACTAGTCATAATTGCAACAGCTGTTGCCTGTGTTCCAGTTGCAGGAGACTCAATAGTCATAATAGGAACAGAGGTATATCCCCATCCCTCCGATACAACAGTTAAGGCACTAACTACTCTATTGGAATCAATTGTTGCATTAACAACTGGATACTCATTATCCAACTTGTTAACAAATTGTGCTGAAGTTGATGTAGAAGAATCAGTTTCTTGTTGTATTTCTGATGTTGGAACCTGAGTTGCACTAGTAGCACTCGTAGCATTATCACCAGTCAAGTTGAGAGTGATATGATCCAAATATCCTTCAAAAGATTCTTTCTGAGTAGGAATGAATCCAGCACCTGCTGTATCTGCACCTAACTTCAGTACATCACCAGCAAAGAACATGATTGGGTTTGATGTATTAAGAGTATTACTTGCAGTTCCATTTACAGATATTGTTGCATCAGTATTGTATTGTTCTACTCTAATAAAGTTCCAAGCATTTAGATTGAGTTGTGTGGTATTCTCGATAGATCCAGAACCAGAAGCAAATACTATATTACCTGTTTCTCTTTGATATATCTTGAATCTATCTGTCCACATTATAGTGGCACCATTTACTGCTACATCAAACTTAGTAGGATAGTACCAGAAACTAAATGATAATCTACCATCTCCACTATCTCTAGAGTCTACATTAGATGTAAAGTGGAAGTTAGCACCTATCACATCAGTTGTGGCAGTATGTGCTAATGAATTATTTCCAAATTTAATTTGAGTTGAAGTAGTTTTATTTGGTGGAGTAAAACTTACAGTAGGAACTTTTAAGTAATTAGATCCAGAACCTGTTATGGATACTGTATTAATGGCACCCTCTGCAATGGTAACAGAACCCGTTGCCGCATTTCCTTGGCCAGGTTTATGTACAGTAACAGTAGGAGTTCCTTGATAATTTCCATCATCAAACAACTTAATGTACTGAACAGACTTAACTCCAGTAACAGTAGATGCAAGAGATACAGTAGCTTCTGCATTATTTGTAGTCTCTTTCTCCATCTGTATGGTAATAACCTGTCCTTTACTTACCATACCCTCATTAATATCCACACCATCTTTATCAGTCAATCCATCTGGAAGATCAATAACCTCATCTTCAGGCTGGAATATTTCACATCTAAATTCATACATGAATAGGTCATTCATCTGGTAGAATGGAACCTTCCTTTCAATATATTTGATCTCAAATATGGCATTATCCAAAGGAAGATAAATTAAATCTCCTTCATTTGGAGTATTGGCATTCTTTCTATCACCTTCAGGCCATAACTTTAGAAATGGAGATATAAAATCATCATACCTTTCTTTAGAAACAACTAGAGTTAACTCATCTTGTGCCTGAACACCAAATTTTGTTAGTACATCT